AAATCGTTCAAAGTTCTGCCACGCAAATTGTAAAGCTGCGGCGCTTCGACGTAGAAAAACAGCCGGTATTCAATCTGACGATTGAGCGTCACCACTGTTATTTTGCTGGCGGGATGTTAGTCAGCAACTCGGACGCCTTCCGCTATCTCGGCGTAACCGCTGAACTGTTGACGAATGACGAAGAATGGCAACGCCCTGACGTGCAGGTATTCATACCTCACGATCGAGGCATGGGCCTAGGATAGAAACACAGCCGCCTCTGAGCGGCTTTTTTAATGGGGAAGTCATGGCAGATACGATTGTTGGAGTTCAGGCGCGCAATGTGCCTCAAGCTGCTTTGGCTGCGGGTAAGGTTGTGAGTGTTTCGCCGACGATTCTGTATGGGATCAGCGGTTACAACAGCGGCCCCGCGCAGTTTATCCAGTTGCATGATTCGGCTTCGGCTCCTGCAAATGGTGTTGCGCCTGTGCTCAACATCTCTGTTGCTGCTGCTGCCAACTTCAGCATTGACTTCGGAGTGTACGGCATGAACTTTGCGAATGGCTTGTACGTTGCCAACTCGACTACCGCGCCTACGCTGACTGCTGGCGCTGCTGACTGCCAATTCTTCGCCCGGGTGCGCTGATGACCATTGTGAACACGAGCATTAGCGCGGCTGCGGCTGCTGCGGCAGAACGTGCAGCGCCAAAGGTTGCCAGCGCATCGCCTACGACTGGCGCAACAGTAACCATGCAGGGCGGCACGACTGATTCCACGGTCAACCTGACGCCGGCCGGTACGCTGCTTAACCTGACCGTTACCATGCCGCCATCGCCGCAGCTTGGCGACAAGGCACGCATCGTCACCAGCAACGCGATCACCAACCTAGTCATCAATGGCGCAACGACTATCCTCGGTAGCCCTGGCACGCTGCTGACCGGCGCGAGCATGACGCTTGAGTACACGGCTAACAACACATGGATGGTGATCTAATGAAGAAACTCTTTGCCCTGCTGCTGTTCGCGGCATCGTCGGCGTTTGCTGGTCCGCTCGATCTGGTGATCGGGCAGCGCAACACGCTCGACAACACCACGATCAACCGCGTGATCCCGACGACTGTAACGGATGGCCTGGTCTACTACAACGTCAGTACGAACCTGCCAGCATACGCAACACTCGGCTCGGGGTTGTCGATTGTCAGCGGCGTCCTGACTGCATCGGGCAGCGGCCCACAGGTCAATTCCGACTGGAACGCATCGAGCGGCGTCGCGCAGATCCTGAACAAGCCTACGATTGCTACTGTAGGCATGACTGGTCAGTATCTTGACCTGTCGGGCCTGCCTACCATCTTCTCTGGCGCTTATGCTGACCTGAGTGGCAAGCCTGACCTGTCCGTGTACGCGCTCAATGTCTCGCTGGCGAACTATGCAACCACTAGTGCGCTGGGTACTGGCCTCGCTGGCAAGTTCAATACGCCAACTGGCACGAGCGGCGAGTATCTGCGCGGCAATGGCACGGCGGCTACGTTCCCATCGATTCCGCCCGCTGTATCTCTGACTACTACCGGCAGCGGCGCAGCGACCTACAACGGCGTTACCGGCGCGCTGAACGTGCCAACGCCTGCCGCTGTATCGCCATTTAACTTCAGCCAGCCGAGCAACCGCACGCTTGCAGTCAGCACCAGCTATCAAGCAACCGATACGAGCAAGGCGGCGATCATCTTCCCCAGCTACGCATGCCAGAACGCCACGCAGGTTCTAGCATCGAGCGCATGCACGGTACAGGTCCGCATGGGTACTGGCACGCTGACCTGCTCGACTGGCACCGTCTATTACACGCAATCGCTGACCGTAGGCCTTGGCCTGTTGCTGACCCAGAACAGTACCAACCCAGTTCCGATCTTCCTTCCAGTCGGCGCAAGCATGATCCTCTGCGCGACTGCCGGAACCTTCACCATTACTGCCGTCGAACAGACTGCGGGTTAAGGAGAAATCATGAGCAATCCAAACGTATTGCAGCGCGTCGCCAACATAAACCTGCTGACTGACCCAAACACCAATGCGGTCGTCGGACTGCTGAATCCTGGCAATGGCAAGAGCCTGATTGTCGTGGTAAGTTCCGCTGCGCCGTCCAATAACGACGGCTACCCTGACGGCACCATTTACATTCAGACCGCCTAAGTCATGCCGATCCTTACCAAGAACGCTGGGGCATATAACGCCATCGTAGGCTTGTCCGCGAAGAAGAACAGCGTTTATGCTGCGGTCCAAGGTGCCTATGTCAAAGTGGCTGGTGTGTACCAGTCCGTGCTCGGGCCTCCGCCGACCATTGGCCCTTACACACTGGGTAGCACTTACACCAACGGTGGGCGCAGCTATATCGCCACAACTGGCGATGATTTCAACTCTATCAGTTTCATCACGCCAGGTAATCCAGCAGGAAAATATTCGACCACGCGCGCATATATGAACCTTGCGACAGGTAACGGACCTCGCGGGAATTCTTCTGGCGGCCTAGCCCTCAAGGGTTATGACGCTGATGCTGGGCATACTGGTTTCAATGACGTCAATCGCGGCGTTGCGATGGCTTCTTTTAGCGATCTGATCGCTATCGCTGGTGGCCGACTTCAGTTGAAAACACGTACTGCGACTACGCCGGAAAGAGCCACTTTTGTAAGTGCAACGCCGAACGCATCTGGCATGATTAACACCGCTACTTCGCATGTGGTGATGGCCCCGTTCTTCATTGACTGCAAAATGAAGCTTACGAAGTCGCAAGTGAATATGCGCGGCTGGCATCCGACTTTCTGGATGATGCAGATGAAATCGGTGACTTCCTTCACAAGCACTGAGCTGGATTGGGAAGCAACTAGTCTGAAAATCGCGCCTGAAAAGTACGCATGGACCAGCGGCAGCAGCACCAACAATTCCGGTACAGCCCAAGAAGCTAGTTATGTGAGCGGTACAGATTATTTGTTCCGTATCGAAGTTCTTGTGGACGGTTCTGTCAATTTCTACAGCAATATCGCATCTGGCGGTGGCGCAGGTGCGATTAATAATGTTCGCTCGCTTCCAGCAGGTCAAGTAGCAGATACCTCGCGCCCACATTACATTCTGCTTACCAATCACGTAGCTGACTTCCCAGCAGACCCATACCAAGATGCGGATTGGGTAGCTGCCGGCTCTGCTGGTGCTGTGATGGACATCGATTACTTCGCAATCTTGACGAGCGTAGGAACGCTGTATCAGCCGCAGGTTGCATCGCAGACGTATAACGTTGACTATGGTGCTGCGATCAACATCGCATTGCCTAGTGCGACAACGTTATGGGGGAGCGCTGTTACTGATGATATCGAATCATGGGCGCAAGAGTCGAATGAGCCTGGCGGAGATTACCAAGGCGGATACCGGAATCAACCGCTTGGTATGACCTATGATGCATCAGCACGAGTTATTAGCGGCACGCCAGCCTTTACATCGAACAAGACGCCGCCTGAAAACAAGTCCGGTCGTATCATGCCAGTCATATACACAAAGGTTCCCGGAACGGCCTGCATCCCATATCGTCTGGTCATTAACATCGGCCCGCACATGCTGGTAGATCGCCTGCCGCCTGCGACAATCGGCGTACCGTACAGCTATGACCTGTATGCGCAGGCAGACTGTGGCGTGCTGGTTTCTGACGCCAACGGCAACCGTGCGAAGACCCTCAACGTAACTGGGTTGACTGGCGGGTTATCGTACGATGATTCCACTGGCCTGATTACCGGGACGCCATCCGGCATCATCGACACCACTCTGACAATCACGATCACTAACAGCGTAGGGCAGCAGGCGACATCGACGGCATCGTTGATCGCTTTCGCGGCGGATCAAGGTGTAGCCGCGCCGGTGCTGACTGGAGCCCCAGCAATCCGCAACTCGTGGGACTTTGACAAGCTAGCCTCGCTGTCGGTTGATGGGCAGTCGCCTCCGCATATCAATTCGGTGACGCCATCCGATGGCGGATCGTTGACTTTGGCTAACGCCAGCACGACGACCTCGCCAACGCGTATTTTGCGGCCCAACAACCGCTCTGCTGCTAAGTTCGACAAGACGGTATCTCAATTCTTGCAAGGTACCGCAGCGCAGGCTAACGGCGGAACAGTTGTCATTGTGTACGAGCCGATCACTGTCAACTCCAACATGCAGGCGTTTGAGCGCTCGCAGGGGTCTGCAAACAGCACGACGAACCGCGAGGGCATGGTTAGCATTGGTGGAACGTATGTCGCTGCGCGTCGTGGCAGTGCAGCGGGCACCACGGCAGATGCGCAGGCACCAAATGCCCTTAACACGGCAGCACTGCATGTGGCCGTGATGGAATTCGACCCGGCATCTGTTGGGGCGACAGCAGTTACGCTGTATTTCGATGGCGGCAGCACGGCATATAACTCTTCTACTGGCCAGCCAGCAAACATGGACACAGTGACGATGGGAGGCCGGTACGCAGCTAGTGCGCTGAGCCTCCCGTTCGATGGCTACATCTACCGCGTGATTGATTACCCTACCGTCCTAAGCGCTGCCCAGGCTGAGCAAGTGGCTGTATGGGCGCGCAGGTATTACGGCACGCCTAACGCGGCATAACCATAAAGTGAACATGAAACCTATCTCCGCAGAGCAAATCGAAAAGTTGGAAGCTCTGAGCGGCGTCTTCACGTCTAAGCGTAGTGAGTATATTGATGCGCGTAAAAGCTCGGGCATTGAGGCTGTTTGGATGGCTTGCGAGGATGCTTATCTAGGCATTGATGACGCGAACCGTCATGAATTCAAGAGCGCGATGTGGGCCAAGCCTACGAGCATGCAGGGAAGTGTCACGGCTGAATCGACTTATCAGGCCAATGATCCGCGCTCCAATGTCTTTGTTCGCCTGACTAGTCGTTACGTTGATGCAGGCGCTGCCAAGCTGGCGGAAATCCTTCTGCCTATTGACGACAAGGCTTTTTCCTTCTCGCCTACGCCAGTTCCTGAACTGGTTGACGACAAGGAAGACAAGCGCCCAGCGATGACGCCTGATGGCAAGCCGATCATGAAGCCAGCGGCGGCTGCGGTTCAGCAAAGTGTTGCGCCACAGCCTGACCAGCCACAAGCAGCGCCAGTCGCTCAACCAGCAATGCCTGCACCAATGGGCGCAGCAACGCCGCAACAGCCTGCACAGCCGCCAGTCGAGCCGATGACCATTGGCGACCTTGCCCAAGAAATCATGGACGAGGCTGATGACCGTGCAAAACGTGCGGAAACGCGCATCTATGATTGGATGGTCGAGTGCAATTACCACGCTGAAAATCGCAAGATTATTCATGATGCGGCGCGTATTGGCGTGGGCGTGCTGAAAGGCCCATTCCCTGACCTGAAGAAGTCGCAGGCGGCTGAGAAGATCAATGGCGGCATCAAGCTCAAGATTGTTGAGAAACTAATTCCTTCTGCCAAGTGGGTTGATCCTTGGAATCTGTTCCCTGATCCAGCTTGCGGCGAGAATATCCATAACGGCGAAGGAATTTTTGAGTGTGACTTCCTTTCTACGCGTGGCCTCAAGGCGCTGAAAAAGGAAAAATACTACATCGGTCATCAGATCGATAAAGTTATCGAAGAAGGTCCTGATAAATGCAATAAAGAAGGCGCCAACCCCGCCGAGAAAGACAAGAAAAAACGTTACCGTGTCTGGTACTACTACGGCTCGCTGACCCGCAAGGATTTGGAGTCGGCCAACTCGGAACTTGCCGCCAAGATGGGCAAGGAAATTGACGAGTTCTATTGCATCGTCACGATGGTCAACGATTCGATTATCCGCGCTGTGCTGAATCCTTTGGAGTCTGGCAGCTTCCCATACCACGCAATGCCTTGGAGCCGCCGCGCTGGTTCGTGGGCTGGCGTTGGTGTGGGCGAGCAGCTTAACGGCCCGCAGCGCATGCTGAATGCTTCTACTCGCGCCCTGTTGAATAACGCTGGCCTGTCGTGCGGCCCGCAGATCATCATTGACCGCCAGGCGATCACGCCAGCACAGGCCAATGACTGGGTGCTGCGCCCTAACAAGATTTGGTTCAAAGAGCCTGACGCTATTAATCAGGACGTGCGCACCGCATTTATGTCCGTGGTCATCCCGAACGTGGGCGACCAGATGAATCAGATCATTGCGCTTGCCGAGCGTCAGGCGGAAGAGGCAACGAATATCCCGCTCATCTCGCAGGGTCAGACTGGTCCTACAACGCCCGAAACTTTAGGCGGTCAACAGCTTCAGAATAACAATGCAAACACGCTCTTGCGCAGCATTGGCTATTCCTACGATGACCATATTACCGAGCCAGTTGTTCGCGCCTTCTACGAATACCTGTTGCTTGATCCAGAAGTGCCTGATGATGAAAAAGGCGACATGGAAATCAACGCGCACGGCTCTGTGGCATTGGTTGAGCGTGCGATTCAGGATCAGACATTGGCGATGATGACGCAAATGGTGCTAAATCCAGCCTTCGGCATCAATCCGAAAAGCTGGCTTACTGAGTGGCTGAAGTCCAAGCGCCTTGATCCGCGCACGATGCAATACACGGAAGAAGAACAGCAGAAACTAGCTGAAACTCCACCGCCTGAAGACCCGAGCGTAACCGTAGCGAAGATTCGCGCCGAGTCTGCAAAGGAAATCGAGGGCATGAAACTGGGCCAAGAGGCGGCGCCACAAGGCCAGCCACAAGCGCCTGATAACTCGCTTCAGATTGCACAGTTGAAGGCTCAAACGGACCTTCAAAAAGCGCAGATTGACATGCAAGCGCAAGAAGCTGCTGCCGCTCGGGCTGCTGACGAAGCGCAAAAGCAGCGCGAGCATGATTTGCAGATGAAGCAGATTGATTTGGAGATTAAGCAGCTTGAACTTCAAGCGGCGCAACAGTCGGAACAAGCGCGTATCCAAGCCGATCAGCAGGAATCGCTTGACTCGGCAAAAACTGACCTTGCCAAGACGACCATTAGCGATCAGACGAAGCGCGAATTGGCCGAACAGGAAACCAACCTTGCCATCACGCTTGACGCAGCTAGCAAAGAGCACGATGTCCGCATGAGTCCTCCAAGCTTGGTGCGTGACGAAATGTCCACAAGCGAGACACCATGATAGAACGCGCTGAACTGACTGAAGGCGACTTGGTTAGCCCTACTTGGGGCAAGATCAAGCGCCACCTAGACAGCCGCCTAGCCGTCCTGCGCGAACAGCTTGAGCAAGACGTAGACGAACGCAAAAGCGCTAAGATTCGCGGTCAAATCGCAGAGGTAAAGCTGTTCTTAGGCCTCGCTGATGACCGCCCGATAGTAGATTAATTTTGTAGTACCCCGCCGCCCTTAGTGACGGCAAAGACTGCACCAGACGACAACGCCCGGTGTGTAATCGGCTCGCGCAAGCGGGCTTTTTGTTTTTGTGAGGTAGTCGAATGAACGTAGATAACGCAGCAGATGACGCTTTCAACGCAGGCTTTAACGATGACGCAACCGAACTGACGACAACGCCAGAAAAGCAGGATGCGGCACCCGAACAAGTCCCGGAACAAAGCACGCAAGCAGATCAGTCTGCGCAAGAACCGGCCGGCAAACTGAAACCAGCCCCGCCCGAATACGCGCAGATCACCAAGCAGGAATATGAATCGCTGAAGGCACAGGCGGCTTCTCTTGACGAATTGAAGACCTCCCATTCCCAAGCGGTGAATTCCCTGAACGGCAAGTACGGCAGCATGAAGCAGATGATCGACCGCTTGCAAGCATCTACTGAGCCGGGGCAAAAAGTCCTGGCGACAATCGAGGATTTCAAAGAGCTGGTGGACGAAGGCTATCCCGACCTTGCAGAAATGCAGATGGCCGGGGTTAATCGCGTACTGTCTAGGTTGAACGTGCGCGGGACTGGCGATCAGCCAAGCGCAGCGCCAGCGTTTGACGAGGCTAAGGCAAAGGAAATCTTCGGGGCTGAGTTCAAAGCAGGTTCCGAAGCGCTGCGCGAGCAGATCCGCTACGAAATGGCTAAGGACGCGCTAACCGATGAGCACGATGACTGGGAAAAAGTCATCAATGCGCCAGAGTTCACCAAATGGCGCACTGACAATTCCATCGATTCCAAAAAGGATCGTAAAGGCATCGTTTTTGCGGAAAGCCAAGACCCACGCTTTATCTCGAAAGTTATCTCGGACTTCAAAGCAGCACAGAAGCAGACGGCAGCACGCCAAAGCCGGTTATCCGATGCTGTCACGCCTAAAGGCGCAGGCGGTCACGGAACCGGGCAATCTGAAGTCGATGAATTTACTGCCGGCTTCAACTCTTAAATCATTTAAAGGAAATACATCATGACCATGCAAGGATACGGCTTGACCTCGGGCCGGTTGGAGAAATTCGCCGGCAAAACGCTGAAGCACGCAGTACCGCAAGAGACCCTGGCTCGCGCCGGCCGTCAGGAGCAACTGCCGCGCAACTCCAGCAAGAACTACGTTGCACGTCGCTGGCTGCCATACGGCGCTACCGCCACCAACATCAACCAGTTTTTCGCCAACGGTACCGGCGACCGCTCTAACGCGATGGTGCAAGCTCACCTGACCCAAGAGGGCGTTACCGGCACTCCTGAGTCCATCACTCCGATGGATATAACGGTTGTCATGCAGCAGTACGACTGCCTGTATGGCTACACCGATCAGACCTTCGACATGTACGAGGATGATATTCCCGAGCAAATGGCGATACAGACCGGCGAGCGTGTAGCGCTGGTCAACGAAATGATCGTGTGGGGCGCGCTGCGTGCTGGTACCAACCAGTTCTACGGCGGCACCGGCACGAACCGCGCAACCGTCAACGGCGCAATCACCCTGAACATGCTGCGCCGCATGGTACGTTCGCTGATGGCTAACCACGCCAAGCCGATCACCACCATGCTGAAGGCATCGGCCAACTACGATACCTCGGCTGTTGCCGCTGGCTATATCTGGTACGGACACACCGATCTGGAATCGGACATTCGTGACCTGCCAGGCTTCGTGCCAGTCGAGAAGTACGCGACCGGCCAAGCCATGCCAAATGAAATCGGCAAGGTCGAGAAAATCCGCTTCATCACCTCGCCTGAGTTCGTTTCGATCCAAGACGCGGGCGCTGCTGTCGGCGGGACCGGTCTTTACTCGACCACTGGCACGAACATCGACGTGTACCAGTTCATCCTGTGCGGCGCCGATGCATGGTCGCAAATCGCTCTGCGCGGAAAGTCGGCGCTGGATATGACCATGCTGAAGCCGGGCGATAAATCGAAGTCCGATCCGCACGGTCAGCGCGGCTACTACGGCGCAATCTGGTACAAGGCTGTGCTACTGGAAAATGACGGTTGGCTGCTTACGGGCAACGTTGGCAATCGTACGCTGGCCTAATCCATAGGGCCGCTTAACTGCGGCCTACCTTTAAGGAGTAATCATGGACGGCAGCATTTCGCAAATCCTCCAAGGCGGCATCGCAAGTGAGCGCGACCGCCAGCCATTGCGTACGATTTTCAGTGCCTTGGCGCACTGCATCTCGGCGCAGTCGCTTAACTCCGCTGGTCTGGTCATCAAGGGTGCAGCTAGCCCGACAGTCAAGACTGGCGCGACAACCTACTACGCATCCGCTCGCGGCATCCTTGTATCTAAGGCTGCTGCAACCGATATGCCGGCGTTGGTTGGCACTGTGGCAAACGCCACGTTTAATGTCTTCGGGTTCTACATCGACCTGAACGGCAATTTGACTAGCGCTATGGGTACGGCTGGCATGACTTTGGGCCGCGTCAAGTTCCCACCTCTGCCACCTTCACAAGCGATGATCGGCTTCATCATCATCAACCCAACTGGCACCGGTAACTTTGTCGGCGGCACTACCGCGCTTGACGATGCAACCGTTGCGCCAAACACGGCCTACATCAGCACGACTGGCGGCCAACTCGACACGACCATTCTGGTCAATGGATAAGGAACCATCATGAACGATCTGAGCAATTTGACCCAGACCTTCGCAACTACGGTTGCTGGTCTGGCGGCAGGCACCACTACCACCTTCACCACCGCCAATACTACCCAATATTGCATCAAGGGTAAGGGCTACTCGAAAGCAGCCGTTACCAACAGCGCTGCGCCAACTCTGGACGGCACTACCGGACTGGCATTCCGTCCGATTCCAATCGGTTCGGCATCCGTGTTCGTGTACAGCTGGAATGCTGCTGGTGCTGTTGTTGTATCGCAGGGCAGCATTGAACCGCAAGACATCGCGGGCAACATCGTACGCGCACCGCAATTCCCGATCCTGCCTGACAACGTGGCTGCTTTTGGCTACCAAGTTGTGCGTCTGGCCCCGGCAACCGCAGCAGTTCCAGCAGTCGCAACCTGGACGTTTGGCACCAACAACCAGGCGGCAGTGACTGGCGTTACCTACGCTCGTCAAGACATCTTCATGCTGCCAGATCGCCCTCAGTCGGCATAACTTCGTAGTCGAATCGTAGTACCCCAAGGCCGGTCATTTGATCGGCCTTTTTCTTTCCTCAATAGGAGTAGTCGAATAATGGACGCAAAGAACAACCAAGTTATCAAATCCAGCCGTGAATCCCATAGCGATGACGTAAAAACCGGTCAACGTGGCTCGCGTAACTTGGACCTGCCAGTAGAAAACGAAACACTGATTGCGCTGAGTGATGGCCTTGAAGATAGCGACGAGGCGTATCACGCCGCGCTGAAGTTCATGGAAGAGCCTGTAACGATCCGTATCAGCCCGTCAAGCGAGATGAACGCTCCGACGACTGTTCAATGCTGGGTCAATGGCAAGGGTGCTGAACACCTGCGTAATGGCAAGTGGCTGCAATGCGGCTGGTTGCCAATCGGAACCACTGTGGTAACGCGCCGTAAGTACGTTGAAGTTCTTGCGCGTGCTAAGTCGGAGAACGTGAGCACTCGCGTTGTGAAGCATGAGAACCGCGAAGACAACATGGCAGATCGCGTTGCAAGTACAAAATATCCACTGTCGATCCTCCAAGATTCGCCGCAAGGTCATGAGTGGTTTGGTCGCATTTTGATGGAGCAATAAAACAATGAACTTCCTCGCTTTAACTCAAAAGTTGGTCGAGAAGTGCGGCATGTCTGGTAACGGGCCTGTGTCTGTTGCTGGGCAGACTGGCGAGATGAAGCGGGCGGTTAATTGGATCAACGAGGCATGGCTTAACATCCAAGAGATGCGCGAGGATTGGGATTGGATGCGCGGCTCTGTTTCGTTTTCGACTGTTCCGCAGAAGGCTACTTACACGGCGCAGGAGGCCGGTATCAATGACCTGGCGGAATGGTTGATGAACACCAGTGTATGCAGCTTTCGCACGTACGATACCGATGTCGGCGTGGCGAGCGAGATTTTCCTTAACTTCATCGACTACAACAACTACCGCGACACGTATATGTACGGGAACATGCGCCTGTCCTATGCGCGCCCGCTGTACGTGACGGTGACGCCTGATATGTCGATTGCGCTGGGTCAGATTCCTGACAGTTCAAATTACACCATCGTCGGCGACTACTTCAAGACGCCATCGCAGATGGTGGCGGACACTGATGTCCCATCATTGCCGAGCCGCTTTCACATGCTAATTGTGTACCTTGCGATGATCTACTACGGAGAGTATGAGCAGGACGATTACGTTCGCCAAACCTCCACCGAGAATTTTAACAAGATGCTCAGCCGCCTGACGATTGCGCAGTTGCCTGAAATGGTAGCAGGGGGCGCACTTGCCTAGTCCACGTATCCAGACTGAGTATTTTGCAATGCAGGGCGGGCTAAACCTCGTCTCGCCTGCGCTCACCATTCCCCCAGGGATGGCGATTGACTGCAATAACTTTGAGCCTTCTATCTATGGCGGCTACTCGCGCATGAAGGGCTTTGAGCGATATGATGGTCGTCAGTCTCCAAGTTCATCAAGCTACTATATTGCGAACGGTATTATCAGCGGTATGTTGGCAGCTGGCGACACAATTACAGGAGTAACGTCCGGCGCAACTGCCGTTGTATTGAGCATAGTAGATTCTTCTCAATTTGTTGTTACGCGAGTTTCTGGCATATTTGTCGAAGAAAGCTTTACAGTATCAGGTGATCCTATGGGTTCTCTGAAGACTGTAATTATTAACGCGGCATCCTCACCATATAGCCATGCTGTATATCGTTCTCTTGCTTCTAATAGTTATCGTTCGCTAATCACGGAAGTACCTGGAACTGGGCCGGTGCGCGGTGTTAAATACTACAATGGCTCTTTATATGCATTCCGCGATAATGACGCAGGAACGTCATGCTTAATGTATAAGTCTAGCGCTGCTGGCTGGGTTGCTGTAGCTTTCGGGCGAGAAATCCAATTTAAGCAGCGTTCGTCTACGGTGACGATCACGATTGCATCGCCTGGCGTCATCACATGGACCGGCAATCAACTGGCAAATGGTCAGCAAGTAACTTTGAGCACTACTGGCTTGCTCCCAACTGGGTTATCCCCGGGCGTGGCCTATTACGTTGTCGGCGTGACGGCCAACACGTTCAATCTAGCCCTGACCTCTGGCGGTACCGCAATCAATACCACTGGTACTCAATCAGGCACGCATACCGCCTATCTGGTGGCGACCGAGATTACCGAAGGCGACGTGGTGACCGGCGTTACCTCTGGCGCGCTGGCTGTCGCAAAGCGTGTGCTACTGCGTACCGGAACATGGAATACCGCGCCGGTCGGCTCTATCGTGTTCGATACTGTTACTGGTGCATTTACCCCAAACGAGGCGCTATCTGTCTCAGGCAAAGCCACGGTCAACTCGTTGACGGCTGACACGGCGATTGCACTTGCTCCGGGTGGCCGCTTCGTATTCGACAACAACAACTTCTCAGGCACGAGCGCGACCTATCGCATGTACGGCTGCGATGGCGTCAATTTCCTGTTTGAATTCGATGGAACGCGGCTTGTTCCGATCCGTACCGGAGCGATTCCAGACGCACCTAAGTTCTTGGCAGTCTGGAAAAACATGATGGTGGTGAGCATCGGCGCATCCATCCAACTATCAAGCATTGGCGATCCTTACGCATGGACCGCGCTGACCGGAGCCGCTGAGCTTTCGATTGGCGACACCTGCACCGGGTTGTTGCCTCAGCTTGGCAATCAACAAGTTGGCGCTCTTGCGGTATTCTCGCAGCACAAGACATTCATCCTATACGGTACGAGCACTGCCGACTTGCAGATGATCGAGCAATCCCCCGATGCCGGCGCGCAGGCTTATAGCTCGCAGAATATCGGCTATGCCTACTATCTGGATACCAAGGGCGTTGTGCAGATCAACTCAAGCCAAGCTTTCGGCAACTTCCAGTCGTCCACCTTGACGCGCCTTGTGCAGCCTTTCATTGACGCTAAGCGCGGCCTATGCAAAGCGTCATGCATCGTGCGTAGCAAGAACCAGTATCGACTGTTCTTCTCCGATGGCACAGGATTAATCATCTACATCACCGAAACGGCACAAACCGATGGTGTTGGATCTGGTATAGCACAAGCAATCATGCCATTCACCTACAGCCAAGACGGCATGTACATCAACACTGTTGATTCAGTGGTGGATGCGAGCGGCATCGAGCGATTGTTTGCTGCTGGGTCAGATGGTTTCGTGTACGAGTTGGACCGAGGGACTAGCCTTGATGGCGACAACATTCCGGCCCACCTCATTATGTCGTTCAACAGCAGTAAGACGCCACGTTCACGCAAGCACTACAAGCGCGCGATCCTGCAAGCCGCTTGCGATGGCATCGCTCAGGTCAATGTCGGCTATGACCTCTCCTATGCTGGGCCTGAGTCAGCTTCTGGCATCAGCACGCTTTCAACGCTAGTCGGCACGGGCGGCTATTGGGATCAAGCAATATGGGACACCTTCAACTGGGATAGCCCGGTTGTACAGGAATACGTCATCGATACGCCTGGTAATGGCCGCAATATCGGCTTGCTCATCTACAGCGACAACGCCATTGACGAGAGTTACACGCTGTCGTCAGCAATCATCAACTATATCATTAACCGTCTGGAGCGCTGATTTTGTCTAATCAATACTACACCGCATCGGGAAACCCAGCGCCATTAAGCCGAGCATCCTCCGCTGTTTCTCGAAACGAATCTTTGCTGATCCAGCAAGCATTCGATAAATTACCCAACCCATCTGATATTGCAGGTGGTCAGAGTAATTTTTACGATGATACCGGTACGCCAAGCTCATTAGTAATAGCCGCGCTCGATCAGAATATAACTGATTTGACGGATGGCTTAGAGCTTATTGTCCGCGCTGGTAATAGCGCTGTTGGTGCTACAACCATTTTGGCTGGAAGTTTCCCACTTAAACAAGTACGTTCGTTCGATGGAACTCCAGTTGGTGCTAATGACTTTGTAAAAGATCAATTCATAACTCTTCGTTATGATTTTGAAAATGGTTGGTTTCAGTACGAAGCAAATTCGACAGCCGCAGCACAAGCCGCAGCGGCAGCAGCGGCAGCAAGTGCGCAGACTGCACTAAACGCTCCAGGCACTTCTGCAACTAGCACTACTTCTGATACAGTGGCAACTGGCCCAACTACGATCACTGTTCAGCCTGGTAAGGCATTTGTTGTTGGCATGAGCGTCAAGCAGGCTATTACTGGCAGTCCGACCAACTGGAACTATGGCGACATCACGGCATACAATCCTATAACTGGAGTGATGACGATCAATGTGACCCTTACACAAGGCTCTGGGGCTGCATCAAACTGGACCGTAAGTCTTTCAGGCCCAACTCTGCAAACTGGCATTTCATCGGGGGCTAATTACGGTACTATTAGTGCCGATTTAACCCTTACTGTTTCTAGCCCTAATGTCCAAGGTCTGACGCCTCAGGCTAACGGACTTTCTGTAATCCTCCCTGATGCTACTACTATCACCGCTGGAACCAAGTATGATATTTCAAACATTGAGGATGCTACAAATTCTGCGTCATTGATGATAAAAGACTCAGGCGGAAATATTATTGGGTTCCTGCCACCGGGCGTGACGACTACTGCTGAATTGATGAGTACAGCTACGCCATCCGGTGTTTGGGGAATGTCTAATGTAGATATATTCGGCACTGAAGTATTGGGTACTGTAAATACAACTACTGTTTTATCAACATCAGCATCTGTTACTGGTTTTGCAAAAGCAATAACTTTGAGCGCAACTAGGACACTTGTTGTGGCTTATTCAAGCTCTATTCACGCTGTTGTGTATGATTCATCAACAAGATCATTTGGTACTTCTGCATTGTTAAGGTCTTCAATAGGCATTGCAAGCAATTCAATAACTGTTGATCGTGTTGGATGTCTGTTGGTAGGATCTGACAAAGTTCTTATAGTTTCATGTGACGATGCCGCCGCTGGACAAGCAATCTGCATCACTATTAGCGGGACATCGATTACTAGCGGAGCGCCATCCGCGATTACATTTAGTGACACGCTTTACCGCGTGATGGATATCCAGGCCTATGGAGCCTCATACGTTGCTGGTTTTAGGAACCAGCAACGGGTAGAGGCCGTAGCAATGACAATATCTGGAACTACAGTAACCTCAGGCTCTGTTACAAATATCTTCACTGGCTCTAGCGGTTCTATTTATTCCGCATGCTCTTTTTCTTACAACCCAACAACAGTTCTTTTTGTCTATATGCTAAGTGCGGCGACATTTGTTAGTGCTAAAGCTGCTACGATTTCTGGAACAGCAATTACTGTTGGTGCTCTCGCTAGTCTGACGGCAACATCGACCGCATGCTATGTTCGTAGATCCTTACTTGGCAATTGCATAGTTGCATTTGTAAATACGCAGGTCAGGATTTCAATCATTACTGTATCTGGCACCACTGCCGCATTCAGCACTCAACTTAGCACAGGGATCACATCGCCTTTTAGTATTGCATTATCCAATGACCAATCAAATACTAATCCGATGGTGATTGCTGCTGGTGCAAATCCTGGATCATTCACGGCATTTAATGATGTAGCTGGTGTCCCGACATTAGTCGGCACTGCCTATTCATTAAATATGGGAAGCTCAGCCGCTGTAACCTATGTTGCGGAATATTCAGGCGGACACCTGTTCACTCAATCCGATGCATCCGGTACTGTACTTTACAATTTCGCTGTTACTGCTTCAACTTTCGCATTGGCAAAGATTTATCGTAGCAGTGGTATTTCTGCATACACTAGTGGGATTGTAGCCCCTGATCTTACATATCCTAGGCAAATATTCACGCCCGGGCTGCTTATGGCAAATAGCAGTAACCCAACAAAAACGCATGCCATAAGTGTTTCAGATGGTGCAAAGCCAAGCATGAGGATTAGTGATGCCTCGTTGACGCCATCGGTTCGGCCAGCCACAATAATCTCATCTATGTCTAATAGTGGCCGAGGCTCAACCAATTCAGAGTCTTGGCTTTCATACAATCGTGGCAACTTAACAGTTGAAATTCAGAAAGTGAGGCTTGTATGAAGGTTTTAGTTTTTTATGGCAATGAATTTAATCAAGCCTATACATTCGGGCCTTACTATGACATCGAAGACATGGAGGACCGTTGGAGAGCGCACTTTGCAGAAAATGATATCGGCGCTGACATACCTAAAAATGCGTTTAGTCCTGCTGAGATTTTTGATTATGTTGATGGGATGCCGCTTGGTCCGCATGTTGAGCCGTAGTGAAATAGCTTTCAGAATGAAAAGATAACCATGATTAATTGGGATCTGCTCAACGCATGGCGCGGTGCCGTGCGTGACTACATCATGGCGCAGCTTGAGGACGTGAAGCTGCTAACCTCGCAAAATCTGCCGTTGCCGTCCGCCGAAGAAATAATTTCTGGTACTCCTGCATTCCCTACCCGACCCGAGGAAGCGCTATGAACGAGCATCTACTAGTTGCAGAACTTCGCCGAGATGAGGGCGAGGAACTGACTGCATACCTAGACACGATGGGCCTATGGTCTATCGGAGTGGGGCATTTACTGGATCCCAAAAGAGGCGCGAATCCCGCCCCATTCGGAATTGATCTACGGAATGGCGGGGCTATTACTGCTAACCAGTCGGAAGCTTTACTGTTATCAGACATTAAGGCTAAGACGGCTGAACTAGATGCTGCTATTCCTTGGTGGCGCGGCTTATCGGATGCTCGCCAGCGGGCGCTTTTGAACATGGCGTTTAATCTAGGCGTGGCTGGCCTACTCGGCTTCAAAAACACGCTTGCCGCCGTAAAAGCTGGCGACTATGCTGCCGCTTCGCGCGGCATGCTTACATCACGTTGGGCATCGCAAGTCGGGGATCGTGCAAAACGGTTATCCATAATGATGGTGATGGGATGACGCCGCACGAGTGGATGCTAGTCATCCTGGCTGTGGTTGCGGCATTTGTCGTCATCAGTTTTTGGCGCTTCCACCGAAACAACGCCGTGGCTTTTAATGGTCTAGACCTAATCATGGTCGATGGCAAGGTGGACCGCATCGCCACCGTGTTCATGATCGCCTTCGCCGTCTCGACGTGGGTTATTGTGGACATGCAAATCAAGGGCAAGCTCGACTCCAGCGTATTCGGCCTGTGGCTTGGCGCTTGGGTTGGCCCACTGGTGGCAAAAATGGTATTCGGGAAAAACGACATGTCGGCCATCACCAGCAGTACAACTGTTGTTCAGCAAGCCACAGAGGTAACTAAACCGTGAATCCATTAGCCTATCTCCGAGTGGCAGAAATTGTTGCTGGGCTGGCCTTGATTGCTGGCATTTGCTGGGGAGTGCATGAATTTCTTGAGCATGAGCGAGATATTGGCCGAAACGAAGTGCGCGCCGAATATGCCCAAAAACTACAAGAAGCAAAAGATGCCGCAAAAATCCGAGAGGATGAATTGCGCGTCCAACGTGATGATGCTTTATCTAAGGGGAATGAACGTGAACAAACTCTACGTACTGTTGCTGCTGGTGGCAATGCTGCTTCTCTCGGGCTGCGCGACGCCCTTGGCACCATCCGCAACGGCGTGCCCAGCGCTACCGTCGAAGCCCTCCGTAACTCAACCTCAACCCTCGCAACTGTACTCGCAGAGTGCCAAGGAAGATATAGAGAATTGGCTGAGAAGGCTGACCGACACGCCAGCGATTCCAAAACCTTAACGGATGCTTGGCCTAAATAGCCGCAATATTGCCGTGCATAATGCTAAAATAACGAGCATAAAGTATCAACAAAATTAGGAGCCGATTACATGGCAACCACGCAAGGGCTAGTATCCGGGGCCACAAACACTACGAATACGACAGATCCGACCGCTGCCAATGTCAATTCGGCTGGTAAGCCTGTCGATTACACGTCAGTGATTCAGAATCTGTATAAGACGAACCTGAACCGTGATGCGGAGACGGCCGGTATCGACTACTACAATAAGCAGTTGCAAAGTGGTCGCACGCTGGACGATATCAAGAACGAGTTTGTCAACAGCCAGGAATATAAGACGCTGCACGACAAGCAGAATGCTATCAGCGGTGCAAAGCAATACTATGCAACTCAAGTAAAGGTTGATCCGGGCCAACAGACCGTGCAGGGGCAACTTGCGGGCCTGACCGACCCTAACAGCCAGATCAATGCTCGCGCCATCGCTCAGGCGCAGCAGGACGCATCCAAGCGCGGCTTGATTAATTCAAGCATTGCCGGTTCCGCTGCACAAGCCGCTGTACTGGATAAGGCGCTGCCAGTTGCCCAGCAGGACGCGCAGACCTACAACAATGTTGCGCTGACCAATGCAGCCGCAGAGAACACAGCAAGCCAGTTCAATGCTTCTGCACAGAATCAATTTGATCTGCAAGACAAGACGGCGAACAGCCAGCAGGCGCTGCAAAATAGTACCAATGCTTCGCAACAAGCTATTGCGCAGCTCAACGCCAATACGCAATTGGCGCTTGGTAGTCTGGACGCGAAGACCAAGACCGATCTGCAAAATATCGTGTCGAAGAACAGCCAACTGCTGCAAGCGAATACGTCGGCAGCAAATGCGACTTCGCAACTCATGGCATCGATTGCGCAGGTTCAGGCAAATGACAAGCTGGATGCCGCAGCCAAGCAGACCGCAGTCAATAACCTGATCGCCATCATGAACGAGTCGCTGGCGACGTTCAACGACATTTCCGGCGCAGGGCTGGACTTGACCAAGTATTTCCAGCAAATTCCACCAGCGGCGACCGCTCCGAAGCCTGATGCGGTTCCTGATGAGGCGATTCAATGACGGAACTTGCTACCATCGTAGGCGCTTCACCGATCAGCGCTGCGGATATGCGTGTTCGCGTTCTGGACTTTGAGCGCGAGCAGTTGAAGAAGCCGCAGGTTGAAATCCCTGTTGAACATAACTTTTTCCCGGGTGGCTATGCACGAACCATCCGCGTTCCGGCTGGCGTGGAGATGACTGGTGCGATTCACAAGTACCAGAACTTCAACCTACTTGTTTCTGGTGAGTTGCTGATTATCGCGGAGGATGGGCCAAAGCACCTTGTTGCGCCAGCTCAGTTCTGGTCGCCGCCTGGCACCAAGCGCGTAGGCAAGATGCTCACTGATGTGGTCTGGACGACGATCCTCGCAACCGACTTGACCGACGTGGCGGAAATCACCGCGAAATTCACATGCAACAGCGAGCAGGAATATCTTGCTTTCACTGAAGCGCTGCAAATAGAAGGGGAAGAATTTTGAGCTTCGTAATTTCGGCCGTCATCGTTGCGGCAGAGGTAGGCACGGTAGCAGCCATCGCCACAGCGGTCACATATGTGGGCATTGCCATGACCGTTGTTGGCACAGTAACCAAGAGCAAAGAGCTAACGAGCATCGGTAAGGTGCTCAGTATCGGCGGCGGCGCTGCTTCGCTTGGCGCTGCGGCCTATGGGGCATTCAGCGCTGCCGGCTCTGGCGCTGTTGGTGCTGCGGAGGCTGGCGGTGAATCGCTGTGGTCTGATGCCGCTAGTCAAGCGACTGCTGACGCTGGTGCAAACGTGGCGACCGATGCTGCTGAACAGGTCACGGCTGATAGCTTCGCTGGCGCTGCTAATACGGCTGCGGATACTGCTATTGGCGCATCCGAAGGCATCGGGGCTGCTGCAACGCCATCGAGCGGCTTAGCTAGCGGGTTTGACCCAACCGCAAATCTCGCTGGTGATGCTGGTCAAGCTGCTGGAGTATCAACCTCTGCCGCTGCGCCTGCCGCAACTGGCATTGGCGAGGATGCTGCTGCCGAAAAGTGGGCTATTGCCAATGGCGGCGGCGATGCGGCCGGATCAGCGTTTGGCGTTTCCAAGCCAAGCCTCGGACAATCAATCGCCGACTGGTATAACAAGCTGTCGCCGGATAACAAGACCCGCGTTAATACGACTCTGTTCCAAGCTGGCGGATCGGCTGTAGGCGGTCTGTTCAATGGTTGGTCAGCATCGCAAAAGCTTGACCTCGAAAAGCAGGCCCAAGCGCTCGCCCAGCAAAAGTACAATGATAGCGTGAAGAACGCCAATGCCATGCCGACGATTTCTTTCAAGTCCGGTCTTGTGGCAAATTCGACTAAAGGAGGCTGAACATGGCCGGTCTAGTATCCAGTGCAATGCAACCTCCAGCCGCTCAAGCGGCTCCAGCAGCTATGCCGCAAGATGGCGCACCAACTGCTCCTGATGCATCGGGTGCTGCTGCACCTGCTGTTCCTCAAGGTGTGGAGAATCCCGGTAGCAATCTGCAAAATCCTACGCTCAATCAGATTGAAACTGGTGTCGAGCAGAAAATCGGTCCGCAATACCAAGAGATGTACAAGAGCATCATCTTGGCAGCGATGGACTTGGCATTCAGCGAGAAGACTCACCAGCAATTGCTGAAAGGTCTGCAATCGAGCCAGGATATCCCGAAGAATGTATCGCTGATCGCTT